GTAAAATATCGGAAAAGAGGTTTTTAGATAATATAAAACTTAGGTCAACACCTTTTTCAGTTGACACTAAGCGTTCATTCCGAAAAAGAGCAATTGCCTTACAATTAGTTCAGTCACCTTTTAAGGTTAAACGTTCTACTTTTAACAAGGCGAGAATGCTAGTACGTAGAGATTTAAAGGTTTCTTTAGCAAAATTAAAACCTTTTACTTTTGAAGACGCTGCTCTAAGACTTAAATTATCTGCAGGTGCTGGTTTTTGGTGGTTCCAAAAGAAAGCAAATGTTTTAGGTGAAATATTCTCTAGCGCTAATCATGTCTACGGTTTAGATCCTTCTGATCTTTGCTCAATTTTGTTTTTTCCAACTTACGTTGCTTATAGAGTTCAGCAACGTGCTTCAGACGTTAAACTTAGACTTATTTATGTTTACCCTGGAGTTGTAACTTTATTTGAGCAAGTTTTTCTTGCTCCTGTACTTGACTTTTTTATTTCCAAGAATAAGGTTTCACCTTATGTAGTTGGCAATGTAGGTTCTGACCTTGTTGTTAGACATGGAAATTGGCAAAAAAGAAAGAAAATTATTTCTTTGGACTGGTCGTTTTTTGACCAATTAGCTAATACTTACTTAATTAAAGAGTCTTTCTCAATTGTTAAGTCTATGTTTCCTAATTTGTCAAGGTCTGAATCATTTCTTTTTGACTTAGTTACTTACTTTTTTATTTTCACACCAATTTACACTACGGACCCAAATACTAGTAAAGAAGGCATTGTTTTTAAGAAAAGAGGAGTACCTTCAGGTAGCTCTTTTACTAATTTAATTGACACTATTGTTAATTTACTTGCAGTTTATTGTTACTTAGTTGAATTTGGAATGGAAGTTAACCCTGAGTTTATTGCTTGTCTTGGTGACGACATTGTCATTGCGACTGACTCAGATTTTAACTTTGAACACTTTTCTAATACTATGTTTGAGTGGTTTGGAATGTCCGTTTCTAAAGAAAAGAGTGAAATTTTTAACAAAGGTGAAAAAGTTTACTTTCTTG